TTATTGTAATTCTAGTAATTTTTCAGATATCTTCTGTGTTAATTCGCTTTGCTGTGTTGCGGTTAGTGTTCTTGATGTTCTTATTACAATACTTCCCAGTATGTTATGGGAACCAGAATCTAACATCCCCGCTCCATCAAATGCAGAAAGATAAGTATTTCGTTTCTCTGCTTCTTCAATAGTAGGATATACCTCAATACATCCGCCGCAATCGGTGCCTTTTTCGACAATATCATTACCAAAAACTTCATCCTGGTTTATTAATGAACTAGAAAAATATATGCAAGCAGTATATCCACCAGCCTTGTTCAGATTACCGTTGGGGTCATGGTCTTCAGTAACTGCCTGCACACCGGAAATACCTTCTACATCCGCTATTCTTTGAATAACAAAACTTTCTGTAGGTGCTGTGATCTGTCGCATCTGCAAGATACTGTTTTCCAGTGCTGATTGTTTTTCTTTTATAGCATCAATAAATGAACTGTAATCAATAGGCTCTTTTAACATTTTGGTAGCGGATATAATGTCCGATGTTTTACTCGGAAGCTCAGGAACTGTTCTTTTAGCATTTTCTGCATCTGCTATTGAGACTTTGAGTTCGGACATGGTATTTTCATCATAAGGCTTATTTGTTTCATCCATTAGGGATTGTGCATCAGCTATGACGGAGTCTAATTCTGCATTCTTTACTTCCAAAGTCTCTGTGGCAGTATTGAAACCGTTCACAGCTTCGTCATGCGGTTTCTTTACCTGAAAGTACCAAGTACAAACGCTGACACTGGCGATGACAATAATAGTGAAAACGATACCTATAATAGCATTTTTACTTTTCTTTTTTGTTTCTTCCATAGTTTTCCTCTTTTTCCCCGTACCTTAACACCACTTTACTCTATATAAACGCTGTAGCGGTTATATCTTAAAGAACATATTTTCCTAAGATTCTTCCGATTTCAACAATATCACTGGATCCAGTAAATCTTTAATGTCCATAAGTATCAATCCTTTTTATACTTTTTAGGTGTGTACTTTTCTTTGTTTTTCTGTTTTGCCATTTCCATTCCAATTTTCATAGCGGAAAGAATAGATTCTATTGCTTCTGGAGAGGCTGGATCACCATCAAACATTAAACCATCTTGCTTCAGAAGTGCTTCTGTATCACTTAAAATAGCTTCTATTTGTTTGGAATCTCTTTTTGTGAGAGAGGATTTATCGGTAACGATTTGAGTTTCTGGTTCTTTTCCTGTTGTTAAATAATTTACTGACACACCGAAATAGTCAGCTATTTTTTGTAATCTTTCCAACGTTGTGTTGCCAGTTCTAAGTTTTCCTATGGAACCACGGCCAAACCCTAATTCTCTTTCTAGTGCTGTAATAGCCAGATTCCGTTTTTTGCATAATTCTGAAATTACATCATACGTCGTCATAATTGTCCCTTTCTAAAAATGTAGAAAAAAATCTACACAAAGTATTGATAACGTAGAAAAAAGTCGATATAATACAGCTATAAGGTAGAAAAACTTCTACGACATTGCTGAATAAATAAGAAAAATTCTACATCGTTTGTGGTTATTCTGATTATAGAATATTTTCTATATAAAGTCAACAGAAATAGAAGATTTTCTCTTTGTAAATAACAACTGCATGTATGTACGGAAAAAAGGATTCCCCGTAACTATCGTTGGATGATAATTACGGGGAGAGACTATTACATATCGTGGTCTTCTAGAAATCTAACAATTTCAAAAATGCACACAATACATTCTAGAATTATTTGGATTAATTTCCTTAAGTCTCACCTCTTTTTGCGGAGGTATCCTTAAGATTGTTACTCCTCGGCAACTCCTTCCTATAATTTCAAGCCCTAATTCATTGATTTTTGGGCTTTTTTCTTTAAATGTTTACCTCAAAACAAGGGCTTAAAGTGTAGAACAATCATTGTATCCTGTACTGAATAGTTGAAAATGGGTACACTTAATAAAACATCCTTTTGTTTGCTTTATAAAGGCTATAATCCCTCTGTTCAACTATGATGTTGAACCTTCCGTGTCTAATGGTATCTTGTACCAACTTCCTTCGTCCCACCTGTTCATACACTGGGTGCCAACTAAGCTTTCTAACAGGGTCATGCCCTACGGAGTGAACTACCGTCAGCTACAGCTCTTGTTTGTATTTGATTCTTACCGACCTACTGCTTTCTTCAAGAAAACTGATTTTCAGTGGACGCTCTCTTTTGTTTCATCGGTTGGTCTTGTTGGTGATGCAGTGCATTTCACACTCCATCCGGGTTTCCTATCCAGAACCCTGCCCGATTTCAGATACTTTCTGCAATCCGGCAAGGCTCTGGAATATATGATTCAGTCTTGTTCTTATGCCACCTGTACTGACTGTTCGTTTGGTCTTACTATATCTCTCAACATTTTCTTCGGATCATATGTCATCCCTTTTGTCAGGATTGCAAAAATCACCCTCAGTATCTTACAGGTAATCACTATCAACGACTGCAACTTTTTTAGCGGATTGTCTTTTCGGGTTGTGTAATACGCATGTAATTCTTTAAATTCATCAGCATGTGCCACTGCTGACTTTGCCCCCCTGAAACAGCCAATATCTAAGCCGTTTACGCCCTCTATGGCTAATCTTAGTTTCGCCCTTGTGTTGCACAGCAAATTGTAGGAACGGGAAATATACAATTCAAAACAAATAGAAACGTTACATTGTCTGCAGAAGAATATAACAGTCCTGTTACGTATGAGTGTTATGGAGAGGTAATCGTGAAATAAGGAGACAGAAATGACAGATACAGTGATAGTAGCAATTATATCTCTGCTTGGCACTTTGCTTGGAAGTTTCGGGGGAACGCAGCTTGTAAAGTACCGGATAGAGCAATTAGAAAAGAAGGTAGAGAAGCACAACTCTATTGTAGAAAGAACATATATTTTAGAGGAAAAAGTGAAAGTAGCAAATCATAGAATTGAGGATTTGGAGAGGAAAGGTGAGGAATGATGGAACGGATCATGAATTATGTAAAACCGGAACTGATTGTTGTAGCAGTGGTACTGTATTTTATTGGAACTGGACTGAAATAGTCTCAGACAGTAAAGGATAAGTACATCCCGCTTATTTTGGGCGGGCTTGGCATTGCCCTGTGTGCAGTATGGGTGTTTGCTTCTTGTCCGATTAGTACCGGGCAGGAGATCGCAATGGCGGTATTCACGGCGATTATACAGGGAATTTTAACAGCTGGATTGAGTACATATGTGAATCAGACCATTAAGCAGATCGGGAAGAAAGAATAAAATAGATTGAACCATGCAAAAAAGCGTGATATGATAAAAAACAGAACAACCGTGTTACAGGGTGGCTGACCTCTATTCTACATAGAATGGGGGTGGTGCTGATGGACAAGAAACCGTTTGATTTTAAAGATCTTATGGCATTTGGAATGTTCATTCTGGCATTCGTATTTACGTTTATCAGATAATGTTTTGAGCATAGAAAAACCACCCTCTAAACTTTGACCGAGTGCCGAGGGCGGCAATCCTATGATTTGTCACTAATGCTATGAGGTCAACCCCTTGTGGGCGGTTGTTCCTTTGAATATAATATACCATTTTTAACAAGGTTATTCAAGAAAAAAGTGAAAGTGGGTGGTTTGCATGGCAGTATTAAAAGTGTCAGATAATTCCGAAATGATTATTTCTTGTAAATGTGGATGTGATGATGGGCTTAGGATCAAAATAGAAAAAGATGAAGAAGATTATTGTTTTATGACTTATTTAAGCGGAAACTGGTATAAGGAGCAGGCGGGATTTATTAAAAAGTTAAAGAAAATTTGGGCTATCATACGGAATAAGGATTTTTATTATTCTGAAATTATACTCAATAAGAAAGATTGGGAAGAGTATAAAAAGTGGATCAATGAAAAATGAAAAAATATTATCAAGAGGGCTTGGAAACAGGCTCTCTTTTATTGCACAACAGGAGGTGAGAACATGAGAGAACAGAACGAATTCGGAAGAATAACAGCGGAAGAACTGGAAAAAGCATTTGAAACGGAAGAACAGGAGGAAGAGAAAGAATGAAAATTGGCTTAAGGGGAGGGCATTCCCCAAATTGTAAAGGTGCAATAGGTCTGATCGATGAACAGGCGGAAGTGCGGAAGATCTACAACGAACTTGTACCGATGCTACAGGCAGTCGGACATACTGTGATTGATTGTAATTCCAACGCATCGAATGTGTCTGGTGAGTTGTCTGACGGCACAAATAAGGCGAATGGAGCAGGATGCGATATCTATGTCACTCTGCACATGAACGCCGCAGGAGCGGCATCAGCAGGGGGCACAGAGGTGTGGTTATATGATGCATCTAACCAGACCATGAACACGATCGCAAGCAACATCTGTAATAATTTTGCAGGAAAAGGATTTACTAACCGTGGTGTAAAGTACAGTTCGGGATACCATGATCTGAATGCATCTAATATGCCTGGCATGATCGTAGAGACATTATTTTGCACCGGCACAGATGATGTAGCACGGTATCGTAGTTTAGGCACAAAAGGAATTGCGGAGCCGATTGCAAAGGCAATCGACAGTAGAGCGTCTGCATGCAGCGAACAAAAAAATAACCAGAATACAGGAATCGAACAGGAAGGAGAAGAAGAGATGAAATGTTTATTTACAGTAGAGGGAAAAGGTGCAGTGTATTATTTTGACGGTCAAAAAGTAATAACATTGGGTCATCCAGACGAATTAAAAATCATCCAGCAGATTTACAAGGACAACAATGGTAAGGACATGCCGTGTTACAAGTGGAGTCCTAAAGCGCCATGGTATGCAAGGCTCATGTCGGTAATTTACAGTAAAGAGACCACATCTATTTAA